GGCAGAGGTAGGTGGAGTAAAGCCTGTTCCAGTATACTGTGCTACATTAGAAAGTCTTACTTCGTCAATGTAACCATCAAAATCACCAAAACCATTTTTACCTACAGTAAAAGTACCATTGTCTGGACGGTTAGCACTAGAACTTGATTCCTCTAATGTTCCGTTAATGTATAGTCTATGAACGTTTCCTTCACGTTCAACCGTAATCATAGTCCAGACATTTGCAGAAACTCTGGTATCAGAAATAAAGAGAGTTGTTGATCCTGCAACAGTACCTTGGACTTGATCTCCAATTAAATAAACACTTAATAGAGAACTTGTACCAGACTGAAATAGTCCTTTGTAACCTGTAACGTTGTCAGGTCTAATCCACATATCTACTGTGAAATCACCTGAACTTAAATCAATGTTACTATCAGACTCTACATAATCATCTGTTCCATCTAACAGTAATGATGCAGTGCCAAACTTTTGTTGTGCTGTAGAAAGTTGTGCATCACCCTCTGCTGTAAATGTTGAGAATGAGTTAGAGCTAGTTATATTACCTGTAGCAGATACACCAGTAATAGTAGGTGTAGTACCAACGCCTAAGATAAATGTTAGGCCATCATCTGCTGCACCTGTACCTGCTACACCTGTTGGTGCAACTACTGCTTCGGCTGCTGCTGTTGCACTACCTGCTGCACCGTTAGCTTGTACACCTGTAAGATCAACATTAGTACGAGAGCTAACGTTAACTCCTGCACCATTGATTACACCTGTACCTGCTACACCTGTAAGGCTAAAGGAAGCATCGGCCTGTTCATAGCTTTCACCAAAGGTAGCTACGGAGAAAGGATTAGTTGAGTAGGCCATGCTTTACTCCTTATGCAGCAGCATCACTTGCAAGTACACCGTACCAGTTTGTACCACCATCACGTGTATGGAAGACTAGAATATCTGTTTCACCTGAAGCAGGGGCATCTGGGGCTGTACCACCTGCCCACTTAACTGAGCTAGGCCATGTGACCGTTGACCCGTTGCCTGTTAGCTGTAGGACAAAGCCTTGGATGTATCCACTAGATGCACCACTAAATGTAAAGGTGGTATTGCCTGACATTGTAAGGCTAAATGCTCCACCGTTGTCTACATTACATGTAGGCGATGTACCTGAAAGAGCATCATAATCTTCTGCTACTGAGCCATCTGTTACAAAAATACCAGAGCTGTTAAACGTAGCAGAGGTGCTATTACCTGTAACTAGGTTAATAGTGTTAGTACCAAAACCAAGATAAGTATCAGTATCACCATCATGGAACAGCTTATCGTTTAGATAAATGTCCTCTACATCATACAAAGTATTGTTGTTGTGGTATGTAGATTTGTAGTGATTTATGCCACCCGTATTAAAGTGAGCAATCTCTTGGTTGTTTGCCCACAACTCAAGTTCACCATCACCGTCTTGACGAATACCTGTATCGTTGTCGCCTAAAGCAATAGCTTTACCGTTATTAAAAGTATTCCCTGGTGTTGTATTACCTACGCCTAGATTGCCTGTGATATTGTATGTTCCAGACATAGTGTCCGATGTATCACTACGAACAAAGCTGCCACTATCAATGCCATCCAACAAGTTACTGTCAGCCGCCTTGCCAGTTGTGGATAGCTTACCATCCAACGCAGTCTGCAATCCATCTACGTTTGAGATAACGTGGTTGTGGCTATCGTCTGCAACTGTGACTGACAATGTTGCATTGCCAAGGTTCGTGAATGTAGCAGAACCAGATGCATCACCTGAAAGTGTTAGTGTAGGATCAGATGTAGCAGTAGTGCTGATGCTGATATTACCAGAGCCATCAAAGTTAGCATTACCAGTTACCGCACCTGATAGTGCAATATTACGTGCTGTAGCCAGTGCAGATGCAGTAGAAGCATTACCACTAAGAGCAGCAGTAATAGTACCTGCACTAAAGTTACCTGATGCATCACGAGCTACAACTTTAGATGCTGTATTGTTTGGAGTAGCATCTACGCCAATCGTAAGTGCAGCACCTTCGGAACCTGCAGCACCACCTGTGATGTAGTTGCCTGAAGCTACAGACGTTACGTAGTTACCTGTAGTGTCAGTACCTAGTGCTACAGAATCAGCAGCAATAGTAGTTGCAATAGTTGCGTTACCTGTACCGTCTACACCTGTAACACTACCAGTAACATCACCTGTCAGGCTGATAGTACGCCCTGTTTCCCAAGCTGTTGCAGTAGCTGCATTGCCTGTTGTATCTTGGTTACCTGTAGTGTTAACACCTGGTAAGTTAATACTTGCTGTACCATCAAATGATACACCACCGATGTTACGAGCAGTCTGTAGGGCTGTAGCTGTATCAGCATTACCTGTTACATCACCAGTGACGTTACCTGTCACGTTACCCGTTAGACTTGCTGTTACACTGTTAAATGTCACATCAGAGTTTGTTTCTACAGCCTGACCAATATTAATACCAGAGCCATCTACAGTAACACCTGTACCTGCATCAGCAGAAAAGACAGTACCTGTTAGTGTAATACCGTTACCTGCACTGTATACAGCAGTAGAGGCTACCTGTGTAAATGTAATATTAGTTGTACCAAAGGTAATAGTACCTTCAGTGTTCATCACATATAGTTCACCTGCACCTGCCGCACCTTCTAGTACAAAAAATGCGTCACCTTTACCAAACGAGTTAGGGTCAGATGGGGCATAGCTATCTGTGTCTGTTGATCGGGTTAGTACCCAGTTAGTGCTTGCAGAACCTGTGTTAGTTACAGTGTATACACCGTTCTGTGTAGCATCTGTTTGTTCATAAATAAGTACACGGTCATTTGTGCTTAGTGTAACACCATCAATGACTAGTGCAGCTTGTGTACTGTTGTTAGTAAGTGTAGCACCTACACCTGCTGTACCATTGTCATAATCAGCACTTAGATTACCTTCACGCTCAACACGTACAGGATCATGGTAGTGCAAACCTGCAGCAGCAATCGTGTCTACGTACTCTTTTGTTGCGGCTTGTAATGCAGAAACAGGATCACGATTAAGCTCAAGATCACCGTCAGCATTAAAGAATGCAGCTTTACCTGCAGGTTGTGAAATAAATACTTCAGCTTGTGCAGTAAGGTTAACGGCACTTCCTGAGTTAGAACTTGCTAATACGGTAGTACGAGCTAGGAGAGATGAACCTTCTGTCCACGTGCCTAGCCCGACTTCCCAGTTATTAGTGCTAGGCTCAAAGATACTATAGTAAGTAGTATCACCGTCAGACAAAGCAGCAGCAAAAGTCTGGAAGCCATCTACTGTACCATTCAGGGTAAGAGTACCCGTACCTGTAGTGGTAGTAGTTTGTTTTACTCTGTCTTTAATTACGAGAGCCATAGTCTATGCTCCTATTATGCGATGCGGATAATTGCGTTAGATGCGTCTGCAGTTGGGAACTGGATAGTATAGTCACCATTTGTTGATGTCTGTGTACCACCAAAGTCAATTACTGCAATAGCAGCATTAGAAGCAGAAGCATTGTAGATAATACAACCGTCTGCTGAAATAGTAGAGGATGTGAATACTTCGTCATCAATATCTACGATAGCTGTTGTACCGTCTACAGAGATTGTAACGTTATCTAATAGTTGTCCACCTGCTGTGTAACCTGTACCTGTAGCTTCATCAGAGTTACCTGTTACATCAGAGTAGTTAGTAGTTGCAGCACCATATGTGCCTGTAGGTGTAGCTTTAATTAGTGCAAGATAGATATTGTGGGTATCCAAATCATGAGTACCACCCAATAGTTCCGACTTAAAGCTTGTACACATTGCTGTTGTGATAGCCATTGTTTGGAGTCCTTTTTAAGAGAAAGTAGATGTACTAAAGGGCCAGCCTCTTGACAAGACCAGCCCAATAGTTTATCTAAGATTAAGCAGCGTTGTAGTTCGCTGTGACAATTGCCTCTGGACGCAAGATTTTGCGACCGTATAGGTGCATACCACGAACGATGTCTGCAAAGCTGTCTGGGTCACGGTAGTTCTCAACTTTGTTGATTTGCTCCGCTGAAGCTACTGCTTCGTCTTGACCAGCTACGATAACACCGTAGTTAGCTTCCTGTGCAGTTACGCCTGTTGTACCTGCACCTGTTCCCAAGTATGGAAGGTTATTTGAAACATAAACACGGAAGCCGTGTAGGTTGTTCAATACCAAGCCATTCATTAGGCCAGTACCGCCGAAATCAGCGTTAAGGACACGTGCGTCTTCGTCTTTTAGCATTTCTACAAATACCGGGTCAAGAACGATCCAACGTCCACGTGAGTCCACGTTAGCTGTATCCATGATACGTGCCATACGTGCAATAACTGTTAGTGGTGACACTGTAGTTGCTGACAATGCTGTTGCGCCTGGAAGACGTGGTGCTAGAGGAATAGACGAACCTGCACCTGCAGTAGCAGCGATTGTCAAGTTTCCGAAGTCTGTAGCATCTAGACGGTTAGCTGCCAAAAGTTCAGCACCGACTTTATCTGCTGCAGAACCATTGGAGGCGGCTGAGTTTGCTTTGTCACCTGAAGCAGTTGTGTTTACTGCCCATGAACCTGCACCACCTGTGTAACCAGATAGGTAACCAAGAACTTCTTCGTCCATTGCATCAGCCATCTTATACGCTGCACGATCAGCAGCCAAAGATGTGAAGTCAACGTGCGAGAACTGCTCTTCGATGTCATCCATTTTGAAAGCAAAGTAGTTAGCTTTGTCGATGGTCAAAGAGAAGTCTTGGTCATCTAGCTTCTCAACAGAAATAGGTGTGTGACGTTGTAAAGAGTTGACTGTTACGTCTGGCTCTTTTTGGATACGAACTGTATCGCCTTGGTTTGCGATCTCTCCGAAGTAGGAGTTGTTTGTGATCGCATTTACGACAGCAGTTTTGCGTAGAGCAATCTGTGCCTGTTTG